CGTTCAGCCTAATAGTAGTCATCCGACAATATCGGTCTGCCTACTTTTGGTTCTTCTTTGCGTATTCGCCAGTTTTTCAACTGCCAATGCGCTGGATCGTAAAAATCCCAATCGCCGCCCCATTCAATTTTAATGTTGCGTCGTCTGGCGACCTCTTTTCCAATGGATCCTATTATGTCCCATTCTTTTTTGCTCAATTGCCAATAGCGTGTCGCGTGTACCACGTCGACTGCGCACCCATATTGGTGCGGACTATTGCCACCTTTCGCTTTGCTTCGCCCTTGTGCGTGTAATTCATTTTGGCGTGCTTCATCGCGCAACATTTCAAACGCTAACACAGGTATGTTTCGCGCTTTACATGCTTGCAGCATCGCTTTCCAAAACGCGACTATTTCAGGATGTACACCTTCATATTGCGTTTCTGTTTGTTTTTGAATTACGTCTTTACGCTTCAGGGCAGGGGCGTCTGCTAATGCATACGCCGCAACCGTGTAATCTTTATGTACTGGCTCATCCCTAAACCACGCTTGTACGCGGTCTAGGAACTTCACCCATCTCATAAACTTACTCGGCGGTCGTTGCTCCTGTTGCATCGTCGCCCTCTACCTGCTCACTCTGTGCCTCCGGCACTGGCTCTTGCGCTTGTTCGTTATTTTGCTTAGAAACCTGCTCACGCAGTTTTGCCAGTTCTGCGCTTTTCTCTGCCATTGCAGCGTCGCGTCGCTCTTCATTCAGTTTTACCCACTTCATCATACGTGCAAACTCATCGTTCTTGCGTACGCGTGGCTCGATGTTTACATAACTGTCGTTCTCAGTTGGCGCGATACGTTGATCTACGTCTCGGATGTTTACAAACACCGATGCAGTTTTTTCTGCTTTAATCTGTACCCAGCTACTCGCTGGTGCTGTGTACTCTACGCTACATTTATCTTCCGCTGCGGCTTGCAATACGGCATCTTTCATGTCCGGATTGTCTGCCGCCCAAACTTCAATCTTTGAATTTGCGTTTATCTGAAAACTTACGCGCTTCGCTTTTCCGCTTTCAAATGAAATTACATCACCTGCTTTAACTTGTTGCCATTCGCTAAGTGACCCATTTTTAAAATGTTTCATTCGTTCTACTCCTGTTTGTTAAAATGGGCGGCAGGTGGGAGGCCCCACCGCCCGTCACATTACTTATCGATGCGTGCGCTATCAACTAAGTCTGTGATTGCCTGATAATCTGACGTTTGGTCTGCCTCTAGCAGACGTTCGCCGAATACTGTGTTGCCTGTTATTTCCACGTCTGAAATACATGTAATTTCAAACGCATCCGCGACTTGGTCGCTAAACACTTTTTTATGCAATCCAGACACCAAATAAAAATCTTCGTTTAATACTGGGTCTGTTGTTTCCACCGTCCAAATCTTTGCACGATCCTCGTCAAATGCATCATTTGCTGGACGGTAATACTTACCGCCTACGTTCACCATATCACGTTGCCACTCGTGATTTAACGGCGCATAACCAAACGTTCCGTTTGGTGTACTGTGGTTCACATCTAGATGATCATTCTTTACCACTGACACGGCCTCTGGATCTAACACGTCGCGCAAATAATTTGGTAGATTGTCCGGATCTGTTTCATACAAGAAATAATCTTTCTTGCGTTCCCACATCTGCTCTGGAACAATCTCCGCCGTAATCATAATTACGCCGCCTGTATTCATTTGCGGTGTACGGATTGACATATCAACCGTTGCATAACCATTTGTTACTGATGTATCCAAATTCGCTGCGTCTGTTGCATAACGTTGATTGTACCCAATCATTGTTGACTGTTTACCCAACAGAATTGGTTGTTTCATTGTTTCTTCAGGTACTCTAATTCCCTCCATCAACAAATCAATAATGTGGTCGTCTTCAACCCCATCATACATGCTACGCAATTTTGCAAACGCCGCTGTTTTCTTTGCTTGCTCAATGTCTGCCAATGACATCGTTGCGTTCCCGCCACTTGTCAATTCTGCCCATATATTTGCAAACTCATAATCTGCTCCAACTGCCGTTGGCGCAGCTTCATCATCAGCTGGATAGTAATGATTTACTGCTCCATCTGCTAACTGCAAATAATCTGCAGATCTTACTGGTGCTTGAAACGTCAATCCGTTCAACGATACTTCACCGTCAATCAATTTTTGGTCAAAATCTGGTACAATGTGATTATTGTCCAAAGACCAAAAAGCTTCTGCTAATCTATGATCAAAAGCATTACGCAAAGGCAAAGAAGCTGAACGTGCTTTTCGCCTATGATTAACAATCGCGTTATACGCCTCAACTATTGTTGTATTAAAATATGTTGCCTGTGTGTGTATCCCCATTAATTGATAAAAATCATCTAATGCATTTACACCCCAATCTGCTGTATCAATTACTTGTGCTCCATATTGATCGGGTGTTAATGTATTAACTGTTCCTCCGGCACTATTGTAATACTTATTTTTCTCAAAAAATGGTACCACACTACCACCGATACCTGTTTCGCCTTTATAAGAACGGTTCAATTCTTCCATTGATCCGTTAAATCTATCAAACGCTAACATCGGTACGTAATGTGCCATTACGTCTACTCTAATTCCATTCATCAACAGCTCTGCTGTTTCCATCATCTCAATATTTACCCGAACGCGTCCTCGTTTTACTGCGTCTTCGCGTAGCATCGGAATATATTTCAACGGCAGGATTTTACCTGCGTCCGCTGATGTTAGTACACGTCCGCGGTCGCGGCGTGTGCTACGCTGTACTGTTATCGGTGCTGTTGGCACCATTTCTGTCATTCGCATTTACTTACTCCGTTTTATGCGTTTCATCATGGCAACAAACTTCTGCCGTATTTTCTTGCATTTCTTGCACGTCATTAGTAATTGTACGCAAACCCATCCAAACTAAATCTGTCCGCATAATTCGGTCCAAATTGTAATTTTGATAATGGTGGCGCTTTATTACTAATAATTGGCAAATTTGGATTTAATTGCTTGTTGCTCTGCAACGCTTTAAATCCTTCTTTACTCAACTGCTTTGCTGCTGTGTAAATTTGCTCTCCTGCGTATATCGCTGAATTCAACAACATCTCGTCGAAATCTTCGCCTGCTGGACCTGTATACTTTGATCCATCTGGTCTCACTCTTGTCTGTGTCGATGTTGTTTCTGAATCTGTCGTCACATTTCCGTAAAACGTCGCCAAATTTTCATTTGCCGATGTTCCTAGATTATAACCGTCTAAAACATTTTTTCGCGCTTCTGGTAATCCTTGCTGATTTTGATTTAATGCTATCATTTGATTTATTTGCGCTTTCATTAGTTTTCCGCGCATTGGCATTAATTCCAAATCTGCTTTACGCTGCTTTATTTCTAAATCGCGTACCTTTTTATTATATTTGTCGATCGGTGCTTGCCGCACCGCGTCAAATATTCCTGCTGCTGCGTTCCCAAAAGCTGCTGCTTTTGATATCACTGGCAGTCCTGTAAAACCTTGGCCGCCTGTCGATCGCAATACTGTTAACGGATTAAACCCTGCGCGCTGCGCTGCGTTTCTCATTCTGACGTACTGATTGTCCTGATCCGCTATTGCTTGTTTGCGTTGCTGTTGCGCCGCTTTATAACTTAGCAGCGATGATACTGCTGCTGCTGCTATATTTAACCATGGCATGTTTTACATTCCTTTTATTAGTGGGGCGTATAGACATACGGCTGCTATCAGGCCCATTGCTGTGCCTGT